CTACGATAACCGCGCATTCAACATGGCTACCTGTTCGTCGTTCATGTCATCAATCCACATACCGTAAATTTCATACACCATCTGCGCAGTTTCATGCCCCATCTGGCTGGCTATAAACGCCGGGTTCGCTCCTGCCGTCAACAGCCAGCAGGCAAAAGTATGCCGCGTATGGTACGGATTACGGCGGCGAATACCAGCACGTTTTACTGCTGCATTCCATCTCGCCCCCAAACTGCTTACCGAGTAATAAGGTTTCTGTTTTCCGTTACACACTCTGGGCATGAAAACAAAATGCAGTTTTTGCTTTTCGGTTCTGCCGTACTCACGATGATAAAAAGTGATTTCGCTTTTGCGATGATGCCCGGTCAGTTTGTATTGCTCCTTCAGTGCTTCAAGAGCAGGCTGCAGTAGTGTTACCGTCCGGATCCCCGCATTTGTTTTTGGGGGACCGAACATATCAAGTATCGTCAGGTTTCTTCTGACATTCACAATTCCCTTCTCGAAATCCACATCCTCCCACGCCAGAGCAGCCAGTTCCCCATGGCGAAGCCCGGAGTAAACGGCAAATTTCCACAAGTTCTGGCTCTGTCCTTTTTCACTTTCCATTAATGCATTGAATTCTGTTTTAGATAACGGATCAGGCTTTATTCTGTTTCTCTGTAATTTTTTTACTCCTTCAAATGGTTTGGTTGATATAAATCCCGACTGATACGCAAAACGTAACAACGAACAGAGCAGGGCGATATAGTTATCAACTGTGCGCACGGTTCTTCCTTTTTTGTTGGATCTTGGATTATCTAGGTAAAGCGTTTCTCCATGCAGCAGTTTATTCCGGTAGTTTAAGATATCGCTATAACGAATATGCGATATCGGGGTACTCTCACAAATTATTATTCTGAGTGTTTTTAATTGTGATTTCGTTTTCTTCATTGTGTTTGTTGTTAACTCTGTCTCTTTAATTTTTGTCCAGATATTACAAAGCTCTCCGAACGTTTTTATGACTCTCGTTGTCACCATTTTTGCCCCAGTGCTGGACTGGGGAAAACGTCTTAAATACTCAAATTCACCGGAGTTTATTTCATGAACTATCAGCGCTCTTAAATTTCCGGCCTTTTTAATATTACTGTTTGTAATCTCCCAGCCTTTTAATGTTTCCCGACATCGTTTTCCTCGAAACATGAACCAGATGCGAATGTATCTACCTCTAATCTCGACACCTGTTGGTAATTTAGACATATCATGAGTCTTTGATAAACTGATTTATCTTTGGATAGTTGTACCAGATAATCCCTCGTTTGCTGTCTGGCTTACCTAAAGGAGATACTCGTTTGAAGTGGAAGCCTTCCACCCAACAGTTCTGGCGGTATGCTTCAATTTGTCTGGCCCCCAGACCAGTGCGAAGCATCAGGCCGTATTCAACCATCCACTCTTCATTAAAGATTACTTGTGCCATCGCATCACCTCTGGCAGGCGCCAATGTTAGACTGAAATTGACGCCCGATGTTGATTATTAATAATCAGCTATGAAGTTTTAATTTGAATACAATGCAATTCACGAGGACTGAAGTCTCTCGCAATTAAAATTTATCAGTTTTACTTTCTGCTCTCTGGAAACGGCTGCTTCTTTTTTACCTGAGAGCATTTTTTCGCATTCTGATTTCGTTAGTTTAGATTTTGAATATCTTGTCCAGTTAGTAGGAGTGCCACCTTCCTTTTCAATAGTGGCGGTAATTTTATACATGAACACCTCCATTATTATTTCCAGTGGTTCGTTTATTCCATCTTTCGAGTGCTTCTTTTTCACTTCCACCATAACCGGTTCGGGATTCGCATCCGTTACACTTCGCTCGGTAATATCCTGAAATGGCTTTCACCGTTACTGATGGACAACCACAAAATGGACATGGTTTAACATTGTCATATCTCATAATTTTTCTCATAAAAAATATTTCAAGTTGGCGGTGCATTACACCGCCAGACTGAATTATTCCTCTGAATTATCGATTACACTGTATTCCCCGGTTAATACAGAGGAATCTGCAGGATCGATTGTCAGTGGTTCCTTTTCATCCATTGATACTGCACGCTGGATCTCAATTGATACGGGCAGATATTTGAACAGGCGACGAATAGCTGTTTTCTTTGCCATTTCTTCCCAGTGAGTTACCCACGGCCCGTTATTACCAGCTTTACTCTGGCTGCGCACCAGCTCAATCTGTCTGCGCGTCATAACTTCAAACTGAGTACCTCCGTCTTTCAGTCTTGCGACAGCATAGACGTGGGTAACCGGGGCATCTTCGTTTTCTCCTGGGCGGTGTATTAACTTTTCATCAAGGCCAAATTCGAAATTAAATTCGTCACCTTCACGGACAACACGGGCTGACAGGCTGGCGATTTGACCTGAACGGCGAGCCAGATCAATCATGCCGCGATAGCCAATGATTAGCTGAACGTTTTTTTTACCGCTCTTTTCGTTTTTATTACCAAAAGGCAGTAAATATGCATGACCGAGGGCGCTACTTGGCTCAAGTCCGAGCTGTGAACACTGTACGATTGCACTGACAAAACTCATAGTGTCACAGTTTCCTAACGCCGGAACTTTACGAATTTCTGTGGTGGCGATACGGATCATACGTTCAGCCGTCATATGGCGTGGAAGAGCTGCTGCCAGTTGCTCTTTCATTGATGGCTGGTTAATAAAACTAATCACGTCGCTATTTTTAACTGCTGCTGGTGCACGGTTTCCCTGAGTTTTTTGCAGATCGGCTTTTGCGATTGGTGGTTGCTTAGTCATTTGCATATTCCTTAGCCCAGCGGGGCAGTGATAATGTCTTAATAGCTGGCCATTCATCGGTATTCAGGCAGTCAGACAGGGTTCGCAGATTGCGGTGATATTCCTGTTGACCTGCCAGTTTTGCTTCTTCGCCCATCATGAAAATTTCAACCGGATAACGTCCGCATTCAATAGTTGTGCTGGCAACCAGAAAAACGAAAGTTGGCTGCACTCCAAACTGTGCTTCATAACCGTCACTGTAGAATGCATCCTGAACGTGATAGCGGTAGTCGTAATAAGCGGTTTTGAATCGTTGAATATCCGCCGTAGTTTTCACGTCCATGATCCAGTGAAATTCAGGGATAATTTTGTCCGGACGGCACCGACACAAAATTCCTGTTTCAGGATCTTCCCAGTAAATTGATGATTCAGCGTGTCCGGCGCTTTCAACAAGCCATTGCCCCAGCGGCAAAGCCATAACGCTTTGATACATGAGTTCAATTTTCCGGCCTTCTTCCGCAGTGATAACCGTTTTTCCTGTGCTTGCGCATTCCATCAGAAACGCTTTCTCTTCTTCTTTTCCGGCGTTTGTACGGCGGTTAAATTCAGGTGCTACGATAAAGCGGTTACTGAATTCTTCCGGTTCAAGTACCCGGCAGTGGAAAGCAGTTCCTAAATCGAGCGTTTTTGTCTTTGTGGTGTCCACGGGGGCATTTTTACGCCACAAATATAGTGCCGGAGTATCAGCAATGTCATCGAGCTGAGACTTACTGATACCGGGACCCGCGTGGTAATTCTCATTCGAAATTCCGTAATAAATACCTGGCTCTATGTCTTCTACGATTACGGGATCTGCGACTTCGCCAGTTTCATCACTGCAATCGCGATGCGGATCGCTGCCAGCATTCTCATTGTGCGGATGTTCAGCGCCTTCCATTTCCTCCGGATCATTTTCCTTAGCTTCAACCTGACTCTCTTCATCGAATGTTTCCTGGTATGTTGCGTCGCCCATCACCGCACCACAGTCAGGGCAGTTATCCCCGCCAGTCTGGCCGCAGGCATTGCAGGCTATTTCCGGTTCCTGTTGCACTACTGGCTCAGGTTGATTCATATCCGGGCTGGTTTTTTCCGTTTCTGGCTGGTTCTGGTACACACAATCGCGAGTCTGGATCCCCTTTACCCATTTCGGATCGTTCGGGTCGCTAATTCCGTCAACAAATTCACCACGTGATGCAGCAAGCAATTTATCGGCATCGACAGGATTTTTTGATGGAATGTTTTTCCGGGCTTCATGGAGTTCTGCCCGCAGTTCCTGATATTTCGCATCAACAGAATTTACCTGTGACTGAGCATCCAGCGGCTGCGTGTCCTGATGATGTTCAGTCGCGTCCGGTTCCATTGTTTCAGCCTCTCCCTGTTCAACTGCCGTTGTTCCAGATGGTTGCGGTTTTTCTTCATCATCCTGTTTTCCTTCTTCTGTTACTCGCTGCGGCATCGGGGCAGAGGAGCGACCGCAGGCAATATCCACGATTTCCGGATCAGGGTTGGCATGATCGGTTTCAGTCAGTACTTTGTTCAGATATTCAGTGACGTGCGCGGGGATGACCTCGATCCCAATTGGTGCTTCTTTTACGGACGCAACCACGATGGCGCGGGAATAATCCAGCCCGCCAGGCATGGTGATGAATTTGTCGCGGAAAACAGAAAAGGGCGGTTTATTTTCAGCGATAATTTCCTCAATGCGTTTAGCGTGTGCCGGATGAAGGTTATAGATGTCCAGATCCATTGAACGGGCCAGTACGCCAGTGGCTACGTCGCGCGCCAGTGACGTCAGATCGTGTACGAAACCTTCGCCGCGATCGGTGAGGTTTCCGCCGCCAGCATTAGCACCGGAAGCCGTGCGAGTGATGTGTGAAACACGATTACCCTTCATCCACTCTTTTGTCAGCAGTCCTCGATCGGTGTAGTCAGCGTTCAGGTATGCTTCGAAAAAAGCAGTTATCAGTCCCAGGTTTGAATTACCAGGATTAGGGAAAACTTTGTCAGTGTCACGAACCAGTTTGTGGAGTTCGCGAATTTCCAGCGGGTCGAGCAGGCTGGTTTTGTGGGAAACAGCCAGGGCAGTAACAGCCGGTAGTTCTTCAGCCCGAGCAATGTGTAATGCCTGGAGTCCGTCGCGTGAAACGTGCGTTACCGGTTTTTCGCTGCCGTGTTGAGCAAGCCAACGAATGGGCAGTTCCTGGCCAGAAATTGGGAGTAGCATATTCTCCTCAATCTCAGTCATGTCTTCGCCGTTGACGTTGGTATTGCCTTGATAGTGAGCGTTGTCTGGTGCTGCTCCCGGTTTTAGTTCCCATGTCATAGAGTCTTTGCTGAGTTGATAGCGTTCACTCCAGGTAAAATCGATCTCACCTTCAGCGGGCAGGTCATTAACGACAGGAAAATTCGTGGCAACAGCTTTAAAATAGCTGCTCAGTTTTTTACCTGACTTAACGATCAGGTAGTCCAGAGTGGCACAGGTCGATTCAAAATCGTTGCTTGCCCACAGGACGACGTCAGGTTCACCGGATGATTTTTTCGCTTTCCGTAACAGGAAGAGTGGTTTTGTGCTCATTGTTTTTTAACCTCAACTCAGATTAAAATTCGTTTTGTTCAGTGAATGATCTTGCCGGATACACACTGTTCATAGCCTGCGCCATACGCAGGCTATTTCTTTCAGATTTCACCTTTTAATTTCATTGCAATTAGAGTTGCCAGAAATTCGGCTTTTTTTTCTGCGGGCAGATTCTTTCCGATATGCACTAGGCACATTTTTTTGACACCTTCATCAAGTGTTTTTACGTTGCCTGATGGACCATCGATATCAACCACAGTGAATGGGGTTTCTTTATTTTCTGTTTTAATTACGTAGCCAATGCGCTTTCCTTCCAGATTCACCTCGTGAACAATGTCATCGGTAGTTACAACAGTGGCTTCATAATTGGTAATCATGTTTTTCTCCTTAATTAAGGTTGAGCGAATACCTGCCATTTCTGGCATAAATTCAGTTTCGAATAGTCAATTAATTAAAGTTCATGTGCCATCTGGTCTTTTTCGGCACAAGCTTCACTGCAATATTTTCTCGGTTCGTCTTTTGATAAAATCCCGTGCATGAAGTGAAGCATTCTTTCAATAGCTTTGCTTTCTTCAACGTCTTTTTTGCAAAGGTGGTAAGCACATTTTATTTTCTTAGTCATCACCATGACTCCGCCTTTACAGGTAAACCATCACGACCGAGGAAGACTTTAATCATGCGGTCAGTAATGCATGTTTTTGTGGTCAGGTTACGAATATATAGTTTTCGCTTTTTAATATTGTTTGCCGAGGCAATATATGTCCGGCCTTCATGAAGAACATAATCGCCAGGAGTCACACACTGACGTGGTATTTCATCAGTTCCGAAGTGATGTGCAATCATAATTATCTCCATTTTTACAAATGAACTTTGTTGATGCGGTGCCTGGTGCCTCCAGGTGACTGCAACCAGTTAACAATTACAGTCGGCTTTCCCACCCAAACCAATAAGGACTAACATGACTTTTAACTGTGCCACGTGCGCTTAGCCGCATTCACCGCATCACAAAATTCACTTTAAAAAGGGCGGACATCAGCCGAACTTCAAGAAAAAAACTGATGCCGCCAGGACTACACACAGCAATGTCGTTATTTACAACCGGAGGCGCACTCCCACCATTTAAATTTAACAGACAAGACCGACTCTTTATGGATATCGGAAATGCGCCTTCGTGTTGTGCCCGGTTTTATTTCACCACCTCCGGGCTTCGGTGGTCTCGGCTATACCCCTACAGCGAGAGCTTGTGTTAACATTTCAATACCCTTACAGTTGAGAGTTATTGATATGTTGGATGTATTTACTCCATTGTTGAAACTTTTTGCTAACGAGCCACTCGAAAGACTTATGTATACGATTATCATTTTTGGTCTCACTCTCTGGCTGATACCGAAAGAGTTTACTGTCGCATTCAATGCTTATACTGAAATACCTTGGCTCTTTCAGATTATCGTTTTTGCCTTTTCTTTCGTGGTCGCCATTTCCTTCTCAAGATTGCGAGCACATATTCAAAAGCATTATTCATTACTACCAGAGCAACGAGTATTGCTTCGTTTATCTGAGAAAGAAATCGCTGTATTTAAAGATTTCCTTAAAACAGGAAATCTTATTATCACTTCTCCTTGCCGTAACCCGGTTATGAAAAAATTAGAACGGAAGGGCATCATTCAACATCAGAGTGATAGCGCAAACTGTTCTTATTATCTCGTCACCGAAAAATACTCCCATTTTATGAAGTTATTCTGGAACAGCAGGAGTAGACGTTTTAATCGTTAGCTTACTGTGTGCTTCTCCAACCATCGGCGCGCACCAGTTTCGGTTTTAAATGTTTTGCTTTTGGTATACGTCATGGCAGTGAACGTTCCATCCTGGTTGGGGAACACGCCGCACACCAGGGATTCGTTGTTGCCGAGGTCGATTTTTTGCATTTTGCGAATCTCACATCTTGTTGCTACGTATAGCGACTTCTGCCTGCCAGAGATCCCAGTCGTTGCTGCGTAAAGCCTGCACAGCCTGGTTGTAAGTGATACCGCAACAATCCATCAAATACTGAACTACTTCGTAATGCACCATCTTATCTCTCCCCTTAACGCCGGGTGGCGGAACTAACTGCTGCACTGCAAAATTTGAATCCCGCCGTCATGTTCATACGCCTCGGGCTGGCTACTTAACCCCTGACCACTGCCTGGTAACTCGAAGTATTGCCCTGCGTTCTGTGGGGCGGGGTGGGTTGGTAGGTATATAATGTACTTTGTGTTCATTGTTGTAAAGTACTTTAAGTACATTCTGTGTGTAAAAAAATGAGATGGGATAAAGTGAAGCACAAACCCGGAGGGGGACGCTACCGGATTTATGCTGGTTTAAGAGGCTTTTTGTTTTTTCTTTCGTGCTAACTCTTCGTAAATTGCATTGTACTTCTGTTTTTTCTCCTCAAGAGTTTTTAAAAGTTCATCTGTCTCACTGTCAGGGAGCTCGTCCAGAAGGTCAATGATGATTTTTTGTCTTGGATTTAACTCCTGATAGAAACGTACCTGTCCACTTTCTTCTGTATCCTCTCCCAAAAGATAGGTTGGTGTTGTTCCAATGAGTGTTGCTAATTCCCTTAATTTCTCTCGGCGAGGAATTGTTTCGCCATTAAACCATTTGCTAACCGCTTTTGGTGTTAATTTCATTCGACGGGCAATTTCTGCCTGCCTTCCATGTTGTTCATAACCAGCGTTTTCACAGGCTAGCGCAAGCCTACTGGCGAACTCTTTACGCGCTTTATCTTCATGAACCATAAGTTCAATGATATTCGCTCTTGAATGTACTGTCAGTTCTGTTATAGCATGTACTCAAAGTTCACATTGTGAGGGTGATATGAACCAGAAAACACTTGAAGATGTAATCAAAACTGTTCGCGTTTCTGTTGTGGCCGACGTTTGTGGTGTCAGCCAAAGAGCAATCTACAAATGGATGGATAACGGAAAATTGCCTCGCACAGAATATACCGGCGAAACAAATTACGCTGAAAAAATCGCTCATGCATCAAACGGATTATTTTCTGCCGATGCAATTTTAACTATTGGCAAAAATAAAACTACTACGAAAAAGCTGATGGGAGTTGATTCATGAAAATCAAGCATGAGCACATCGAATCAGTGTTGTTAGCCCTGGCTGCTGAAAAAGGGCAGGCATGGGTAGCCAATGCCATTACTGAAGAATATCTGCGCCAGGGGGGCGGCGAATTGCCCCTGGTACCAGGCAAGGACTGGAACAATCAGCAGAATATCTATCACCGTTGGTTGAAAGGTGAAACGAAAGCGCAAAGGGAAAAAATTCAGAAACTGATCCCTGCGGTTCTGGCAATCCTTCCGCGCGAGCTGCGTCACCGACTCTGCATCTTCGATACCCTGGAACGCCGTGCATTACTGGCGGCGCAGGAAGCGTTAAGTACGGCAATTGATGCGCATGATGATGCAGTCCAGGCCGTTTACCGGAAAGCGCATTTCAGCGGCGGCGGGTCTTCCGACGATTCTGTCATTGTTCATTAAGCAAAAGTTTCCATGCTGTTTGTGCTTATTCTAAGCAACCGGGCAGCATCATACGGGGCAATTATGGCCGCATTACCATACATGCAACTGTACATAGCTGATTACCTGGCTGACACCATGCATTTGTCAGCAGAGGAGCATGGTGCGTATTTGTTGCTGATGTTCAATTACTGGCAAACAGGAAAGCCAATACCTAAAAACAGGCTGGCAAAAATTGCCCGTCTGACTAACGAGCGATGGGCTGATGTTGAACCATCCTTGCAGGAGTTTTTTTGCGATAACGGCGAGGAATGGGTGCATCTTCGGATTGAGGAAGATCTGGCATCAGTCAGGGAAAAATTAACCAAAAAATCAGCCGCAGGAAAAGCATCTGTTCAGGCCAGAAGAAGCAGAAAGGAAGCAGATGTTCAAACAAAACAAGAGAGAAATTTAACAGGTGTTCAAACAGATGTTGAAGTGGTGTTTGAACATGATGTCAACACAAAGGCAACTAATAAAGATACAGATAAAGATCTAAAAAAAGATCCCCCCCTAAATCCCCCCCGGGGGAATCGAGGTGTCAAAAAGTTTGACCCTCTGGATATTGCTTTGCCGAACTGGATTTCTGTCTCGCTTTGGCGTGAGTGGGTTGAATTTCGCCAGGCATTGCGTAAACCGATTCGAACGGAGCAGGGTGCTAACGGGGCGATACGGGAGCTGGAAAAATTCCGCCAGCAGGGTTTTTCACCTGAGCAGGTGATTCGACACAGCATCGCCAATGAATACCAGGGCTTGTTCGCGCCAAAAGGTGTTCGACCTGAGACGTTACTCCGACAGGTTAACACCGTCTCGTTACCGGATAGTGCGATCCCGCCAGGCTTCAGGGGGTAACTGACCATGAAAAATATTGCGGCAGGCGGCATTCTTGAACGTATCCGTAGACTGGCCCCGCCACATGTAACCGCCCCATTCAAAACGGTAGCGGAGTGGCGCGAGTGGCAACTTTCCGAAGGCCAGAAACGTTGTGAGGAGATCAACCGTCAGAATCGTCAGTTGCGGGTGGAAAAAATTCTGAATCGCTCTGGCATCCAGCCATTGCACCGCAAATGCTCGTTTTCGAATTACCAGGTGCAGAACGAAGGGCAGCGATACGCGTTGAGTCAGGCGAAATCCATCGCTGATGAACTGATGACCGGGTGTACAAATTTTGCGTTCAGCGGAAAACCTGGTACCGGGAAGAACCACTTAGCGGCAGCTATCGGGAATCACCTGCTGAAAGACGGTCAGACAGTGATTGTGGTTACCGTGGCTGATGTTATGAGTGCCCTGCACGCCAGCTATGACGATGGGCAGTCAGGCGAAAAATTTTTGCGGGAACTGTGCGAAGTGGATCTGCTGGTTCTTGATGAAATTGGCATTCAGCGCGAGACGAAAAACGAGCAGGTGGTACTGCACCAGATTGTTGATCGCCGGACAGCGTCGATGCGCAGCGTGGGGATGCTGACAAACCTGAACTATGAGGCCATGAAAACATTGCTCGGCGAGCGGATTATGGATCGCATGACCATGAACGGCGGGCGATGGGTGAATTTTAACTGGGAGAGCTGGCGTCCGAATGTCGTCCAGCCAGGAATTGCGAAGTAATTTTTACCGGGAGAAAAATTTAATGGAGACTGTTTTTGACGCACTGAAAGCAATGGGAAAAGCCACATCCATAGAACTTGCTGCGCGACTTGATATCAGTCGTGAAGAAGTGCTGAACGAACTATGGGAACTGAAAAAGGCTGGTTTTGTTGATAAAAGCGCGTACACCTGGCGTGTGGCTGATAACAACGTTCAGCAGGAACAGCCAGCGCAGGCAGAACTGCCGGAAGAAACCACCACAGCAACAGTAGCGAAAATCTCAGAGTGCGATTTAACCGCGACGATTGAACAACGCGGACCACAAACGGCTGATGAGTTGGCTACATTGTTCGGTACCACATCACGCAAAGTGGCTTCAACGCTGGCAATGGCTATCAGCAAAGGTCGTCTGATTCGCATTAATCAGAACGGTAAATTTCGTTACTGCATACCGGGTGATAATTTACCAGCAGAGCCGAAAGTTGAATCGGTAGCGGAAACCGATGGTAAAGCCTTTCCTCAGCCAGCAGGTGTTGCGTTACCAGTACAGGAAGCTGCAACACAGGAAGATATTAAAACAGAAACTGTGGCTGATATTGTGCAGTCGTTGCCATCGTTTACTGAAACGCGAGCGGATGACCTGGTTTTACCATCGCTGCATATGGCAAACCGCGAATTGCGTCGGGCGAAAAGTCATGTCCAGAAGTGGGAGCGAGTCTGCGCCGCGCTGCGGGAGCTGAACAAGCACCGGGATATTGTTCGACAGATTACGGATTCTTCCCGCCGTATTGTATCGGAAAAGTGATTGCCGGAGGCGCTTATGGCAAAAGTATTTACACAAGAAGGGCGGGAAAAAATTAAAGGGCAGGTTGTTGAACTCGTGCGCCAGAGTGGGCGCGAGACGTTACGACAACTGGAAGCTAAGACAGGTGCGACAAGATATCTGATGAACCTTCTTGCCAGAGAATTGGTTGCGAGCGGTGATGTATACAACTCTGGTTACGGGTTATTTCCCTCAGAACAGGTTCGTAAAGACTGGCAAAACGCCCGCAAAAAACTATCAAGGGCAAAGGTGAAGAAACCGGTTGTGGTTGATCCTGACCTTATCTGGTCATTACCTGACGGAGAAATCCGTCGCCTTAGTCTTTGATAATAGGTTTATAATGTTGAAAAAGAGTCTAATAGTTGACATTGTATGAAATATGATTGTTATATAAAATGATTTTTTTGGATACTGTTTAAGGTAAACAAATGAAACCAGAATACTTAAGAAAAATAGAATCATTGCAACGTGAGGTTGATGATTTCCATCCAGTGCTAAGAGCGCTTCTACCACGTTTGCCGACTGTTACACATGTTGAATATAAGCAAGGACCATCAGAAAAAGGTGCTGATTTTGTCATAATTAAACGAGATGAGGCATTAGACGAGGAAATATATATTGGTGTTATTTGTAAAGTTGGAAAGATAATTCAGTCAAATAGTGAGGTTGAACGACAAATAGAAGAGTGTCAATTATATCCACGCTTTATTTCTTCTGGCTCTAAGAACATACATTTGAATGAAATTTGGGTTATTACTAATTCATCGATCTCAAATAATGCTCAAGAAAAAATTTACTTGAAATTCAAATCTACAAATATAAAATTTATAGAGGGTGAAAAAATATGTTCTTTAATCAGTAAATATTACCCAGAGTTTTGGGATTTCGAATCCATTAATTATGAACAATACTTAACAGATACATTGCAAACTATAAGTGATACACCTGAAAGCTCTTTTTTTGGTAGTGTTGGCATAAATAACCTTATTGATAGATATGTAAGCAAGGAAGATCATAAAAAACGCAGACACAGGCCGTTAAAACTGTATAGTGTTGTGAGAGCCGAGAGATTTATTTTTTTAGAGGGAACCGTTGGCTCTGGGAAAAGTACTTTGCTGAAACAGTTAATTAGAAAAATAAAAGAAGAATATTCTTACGAAAAAGACTACATCCTTCCAGTATTTTGTCAATACAAGGATGTTCTAGAAAAAAAACTTAATGTTGAAAATATAATACAAAGTGTGTTAAGTAAGTACAAAATACAACATGATGGGAATATTTTATTAATTGTTGATTCGGTGGATGAAGTAAAGGAATCACTTGAGGAAAGGCAAAACAATTTCAGGGACATTGTAGAGAAAGTATCCAGGAATGATAAAATTCGATTACTAGTTGCTTCAAGAATTATGGATTCTCTTCAGGACTATGAAGTTATCGATCAGATGTTTGCAAGATACTCGATAATACCACTTAGCACAGGTCAAATAATCGACTTTGTAGATAAAATCTGCAATGACATTAAAATAACAAATAAACTTAAAAATGGTATAGAAAAAACACCACTATTTAAGTTCATTCCCAGGACTCCAGTGAGCGCTATTCTTCTGGCAAGAATACTCTCTGATGAGATTAAAGAATTACCATCTACAATGACAGAACTATACTCAAAATACAGTGAGATAGTATTGGGACGATGGGATACATCTAAGGGATTATTATCGCAAACAGAATATGATGTAATAAGTAATATATTAGTAGAAATTGCGATATTTATGATGGATAACTCTCTAAACTGCATATCAATTTCAGAAGTGCAGGACATGTTTTTAAATTATTTGGCCAAAAGAAACTTGAATGTTGATGAGGACAAACTTTTCAAAAGACTAATTTATCGCAGTGAAGTAACAACAGTTAATGTTAGAAGTAATACGTTCTCATTTCTACACAGATCATTCATGGAGTATTTTTACGCTGAAGGACTTAGGAAGCGTGGCCTAATAGACATAAATGATAATATTTATGATATTTATTGGGCAAATAGTTATTTCTTCTATTTTGGTTTGTTAAGAGACAATGAATATCTTATTGATAAAATTAATGAACTTAAACCTAGTAACGATAAAACAAGATTTTTAAGGTTATTTTATAACGGTTCTTTTTATTTGGCTTCATATCTAACTCCGTATAAAAAAATAACGAGGGGAGTCTTTTTATCATATATAGATGCAGGTAAATTATATGTTGATATTCTCAAGGGAAATACCGACATCCCGCTGAAGGAGTTTTCACCAGTAGCTCTTCTTTGTATTTTCACAAAGTGTTTAAGTAACAATTACGCATATGATTTTTTCAAATCTGCCTTGGAAGACTTGTCAGTTCAAATTGAACAATATGAGGAAATTGGTGAACATATTGATTATGCACGTTTCTTCATAGCATCAACACTGAATGAGCTCGGGGATAAATCCGCATTTGATAGCTTAGTGGAAAAAAATAAATTAGGTGTTTTGATTAATTTAGGGATAACTCACGTTACAGACGACTCAGGGCTACTTAGCACTACGGTTGATAAGTACCTGAAAAAATTCAATAAAAAAGTACGAAGTAACCATGATATGTCTAATTATATATCTAAGTTATATGAGGAATCTACAGGTTCCTTACGTACAAACCTGCAAATTCAATAATAAATAGATTGTCACATTGAAGGTAACGTATCGACCTTCAATGTGATGATTATCCTCTTGATAATATAGCTTAAGCTACTTTCGACTTTCTGAGACAAAGAGATTGCAGAATGTACCAATCATAGTGAAGCTATCGTAAATGTTCGCACGTCGCTCAAATCAGATAGTCATATTTGAGTGAACTGCTTACTCAAAATGCTGGTTGGGGCCTGACTTAATACATCTGAAGAAGTGTTGGTTATGTTTGGCTGTTGTGTTCCATTGCCAAAGAAAAAATAGATAAACTATACCCAATAGTTGTATTGAATCACTGACGAGACAGCCTCATATTTATCAGGACTGGTGTGCGTCCAATACAGGAGGTTGTCGTGCTGGTTCTCAAATGTGCGCTGGCTATTGCTGCTGTAATAGCAATTTATTGTCTTGCTGTTGTTCTTATGGATCGCCTTTCTGATTGATTTTATATTGGCGAGGTGACGGGAGTTAAGTAGAATTGCTGCGGGTGCTTGAGGCTATCTGCCTCGGGCATGAACACCAAAGGCAGATAGAGAAAAGCCCCAGTTAACATTACGCGTCCGGCAAGACGCTTAACATTAATCTGAGGCCAATTTCATGCTTTGCACATGTAGGTTAGCCTCTTACGTGCCGAAAGGCAAGGAGAAGCAGGCTATAAAGCAGCAAAAGGCGATGTTAATCGCCCTGATCGTCATCTGTTTAACCGTCATTGTGACGGCACTGGTAACGAGGAAAGACCTCTGCGAGGTACGAATCCGAACCGGGCAGACGGAGGCCGCTGTCTTCACAGCTTACGAACCTGAGGAGTAAGAGACCGGGCGAGGGAGAAATCCCTCGCCACCTCTGATGTATTATGCATCCTCAACGCACCCACACTTAACCAGCTTTGGCGGGTTTATTTTATCTGTAAATATTTTTATAAAAATAATGCCCACGCACAGCATAAAACAAAAAGTATTACAGATAAAAAAGGAGCGTAATGTGCAGATTTGTTGTTTTCCATATTTACTCACCTTAATATGATTAATCCTGATAGGGTTGTTATTTCAGTGGTTTTCAAATGAGATATTATGGTGATCTGGTAGATTTGCATAACATTAAAATTTAATTTGTTTAACCGCTTTTAATAATAAGCGTTGTTTGTATCCCAGCAATCTGTTGTTTGGTTTTTATTCCATTAAGGTGGGGGCTTTACACTGGAACCAGTTTATTTATACTTTATACGTCAGCCTGAACAACTGGCATCTGCTGCACTGCGCCATCGAGAGATTGAGAAATGGCGCATATACAACTGGTCAAACAAACTTCTTCTGGTTTACTTCTCCCGGCGACGCCGGAGAGTTGCGATTTTCTGCATCAAATCAAAATAGGTGAGTGGATACACGCAGACTTTAAGCGTGTGCGTAACTACGCATTCCACAAGCGTTTTTTCAAACTCCTGCAACTGGGATTCGATTACTGGACTCCGGTCGGTGGGGCGATCACGCCTCGCGAACGAGAACTGCTGTCTGGTTTCGTTGATTACCTGTGCGAATCAGTTGGTCGGGAACACACGCCAGCCCTGAGTGATGCCGCAGAGCAATATCTGAACACAGTTGCGACACGCAGAACCCGGGATACGGCATTGCTAAAGTCGTTTGAGGCTTTTCGCGAGTGGGTAACCATTCAGGCTGGATTTTACACCGAACATTTTTATCCGGACGGTAGCCGTGGGCGTCGGGCAAAATCCATCGCTTTTGCGAATATGGACGAAGTCGAGTTTCAGCAGGTTTATAAATCTGTACTGAATGTGCTGTGGAACTGGATTCTGTTCCGTAAATTCTCCTCTCAGGAGGAAGTTGAAAATGTGGCCGCACAACTACTGGAGTTTGCGTAATGGTGAATTTACGTAAAGCGGCTAAAGGCCAGATGTGCCAGATCAGAATCCCTGGCTACTGCAATCACAATCCCGAAACCTCTGTGCTGGCGCATTACAGGCTGGCGGGGACGTGCGGAACAGCGACAAAACCACACGATATGCAGGCGGCGATAGCCTGTAGCTCATGCCACGATCTAATCGACGGGCGGGTAAAAACCAGCGATTACACCAAAGAAGAATTGCGCCTGATGCATGCTGAAGGGGTTTTTCGCACACAAGAAATCTGGAGAAAGAAAGGTCATTTATGATTTATCCAACGAATACAGGAAAAAGCGGAGAACACCTTCGCCTCACCACGCTGGAAAGTGTCTGGATTCAGGGAAAACTACGTATGTGGGGGCGCTGGTCGTATATTGGCGGTGGCAGGTCAGGGAATATGTTCAATCAGTTGTTGGCATCCAAAAAACTGACGAAAACAGCCATTAATGAAGCCCTGCGCAGAATGAAAAAAGCGGGAATAGAGAAAGCTGAGCTGGAAGCGTTTTTGCGAGAGATGATCAACGGCAAGCAAAAGAGCTGGCTGGCGCATTGTACTGATGCAGAGGCGTTATGTATTGATCGAGTCATAAGTGAGGTGCTGGCAGAGCATCCAGGATTGATTTGCATTCTCCGGCAACGCTATGAAGGGCGGGGGATGACTAAGCGCAAAATGGCTGAATTGCTAAATGATGCACACCCAGAGTGGTGTTTTAGCACATGCGAAAAACGGATTGCTAATTGGTTAGCTGTTGCTGAGTATGCCCTATATATTCCCATGCGTGAATCATTTGCTGAGAAAATGGCTTGATTTCTTACGTATAAACTGCTTCAATTTTGCTATGCTTCGCAAAGCTGTATCGCGAGGCGGATTGCAGACATGGACATCGTAAAAAAACCGCTTAATGCGGTTTTTTTACGTCAGGAAAGCAGGGGAGAATGCTGCTAGTTGGGCAACTGGTCTTTCTGCTCCAAATTATAACAGAGACCAGTTATAGTTTCGGTGCTGTGTTTTTTTTACAATATTGTGATAACACATTGCTGGCGGGAGTTTTGATATTTCTTGGCAGGGGCTGATGATGCGTTATCCTGATGTCGTCAACTCATATAAAATGAGATGAGAGATCATTGCAGGGTGGTTTGTAATTCGCTGTTTAGCGGGACAATATGTTGTCTGATACAAGACACCCGACGCCTCAGATTACTATAATAAAGACGAAGCATCCTTTGTATTGACCAACCGCCTGTTTAGGCGGTTCTTTTTGGGCTGGTTTATTGTATGCCAAATGATTATTAAAAAGGTTGTGTTAATAACAAAATCCGAAATAATATGCCTGCATATTTTTATCTTGCTTATATTCTGCATATTGTGCATAGCAGGCTCATCCCTGCAATCAAAACTGTATGATGAGTATTTTTTGTTTTCCTTTTTTCCAGTCATCTGATGATGACCTGCTTCTTTTTAATCCGGATCGACATCAGTTTTTTAAGATAATTCCTGCGAGTTATATGCATAAATACCACAAACTCCGCATTTTATGTGGTTGGGAGTTGCCGGGCGCGCAGTGAGTTTGCTAAGAAAACTCCTGCATGGTGAATCCCCCTGTGCGGTGGGGTGATACCATTAACCTTTTCTGTCGCCGACAGGTATCACGAACATTTTGTTCACCGGGAGGCACCCGGCACCATGCACTTCAATAGATTCTCTCCACATTATGGATATTCTTTCAGAATATCCCACGCAGACTTTGTGTAAATGTTAACAAATGTGCGTTTTATTTGATCTGATTCGCTGTTTGAGCGTCCAAAACAACGGTATATATAATCCTTTACTATATGACATATGTGAGGAAAAATGGGTTTTCGTAGCGCATCAATTCTTACGTTGATTATTAGTGGGATTATTATCGGGTGCACTGATGCTGTATCGACAAATTATCATGACCGTACATCATATTACTCCGATAAAGCAATAGAGACACAGTATGTGAGTTCATCTGAACGTACTTCTGATGTTAGTGAGGATATCCGTCTGTATGCCCATCAAATCAAGAGCGCCATCGAAAAACAGTTCGGGGATGCGAGTAAGTATTCAGGAAAAGAGTGTACACTGAGAATGCATATGGCCCCGAATGGCCTTCTACTGGAGGTTAAAAGAGAAAGTGGAGACCTCGATTTATGTCGTGAAGCGATGAATGCGATAAAGAATGCTGATATACCTGCCCCCCCTTCGCCGGAAGTATATAAAGTATTTCAAAATGGGGTGCTGGATTTTAAACCCTGATATTTATTGTTTTGTAATAAACGGTTTCGGCTTAGGTTTGTTCTGACACAGCTACGGCACTGAGCTAAATTTAGCGGATAGTCAGCTCTGAGCCAGTGGCGGACGTAACAACTACTATTGCTGAGATTTTAATGGATTGAGGAGCAAGAAGTGGGATTAAAGAAAATCGTTATGTTGACTTTTTGGGTCGGTTTTGTTGCGGGATGCACACCTTTACACCCTTCAGATTGCCACAAAACTACTGCTACAGGTAGTTGCAGTTCAGGACGCTGGGATGATCAGGATGAATGGGGGGCGCAAGCGCGGGGAATCAGAGCTGCAATTAATGCCAAACTTGATGAGCCGCATAACTGGAAAGGGAAAAAATGCAGGTTGCATATGGAATTCTCTCAGGATGGCACGGCGTTAAAAATATCTACCAGTAACGGTGATAAAGCCTATTGCGAAGCGATAAAGTCCGCAGCTCATAAAGCCAAATTTCCGGCCTTTAACAATCCGGAAGTCTACAGAGATTTTCAGAAATCTGGCTTTGACATGCGAGGTTAGCTCTTCAATTACTATATCTCATTCATAGCAAACTGACAGATTTGATGATGTTCTATATACGAAACCTGTGATGTCAAGTCTGAGCTAATACAAATAAACATAATATCAGAGAAATACATTTTATTAGCTCGCTACGGCGAGCTTTTTATATTGCATCGTCTCCAGCATATATATCAATTAAGGCTCTGATTGATGTGTCTGAAAGCCTACACATAATAACTATGCCATCCGTTCCGTGCGGAGGTGAGGCTATGAAATCCATGGACAAAATTTCAACAGGCATTGCCTACGGCACCTCCGCAGGCAGTGCTGGCTACTGGTTTTTACAGTTGCTCGATAGAGTAACTCCGTCACAGTGGGCTGCAATCGGTGTGCTGGGTAGTCTGGTATTTGGCCTGCTGACGTACCTGACAAACCTTTATTTCAAGATTAAAGAAGATAAGCGCAAGGCTGCGAGA